CCTCTTTTAACATGTTGAGAAAATCTTTCTTCAAGAGAAAATTTTGTTATCCCAACATATTTTTTTAAATTAAAAAGATTAGTAATCAAATAAATTTTATACATTATAGTTCATAAAAGTTGTAATTATTTATTTTAACCGCAACTTTCATGAACTGTTTAATGTTAAAACCCTAGTTCATGTTTTGCAATTAAATATTCTTTGCAAATGCCACTACGAACAATATCATCAATATCAAATTCAATCACATCAAAGGAAGGCATGATTCTTAAAATTTTCATAAAATCAATAATACCATTTCTGTCATTAGTTTTGATAAGATCTGACTGAGTAGCATCCCCGCAAAACATAACTTTAGAATCTTCACCAACACGGGTAACAATCGAATCTAATTCGTGGAAAGAAAGATTTTGCATTTCATCAACAAGAATGATCGAATTATCAAGAGTTGTACCACGAATAAAACTTGTACTCCAAAAAGAAATCGTACCCTGTGTTTTTAGATTACCATATAACATTTCAAAAGAAGAATCATCTGGCATCTCAAACATATACTTTACCATATTCTTATATGGAATTTGATAAAGTGATGATTTGTCTTCATGATCTCCAGGAAGAAAACCAATCTCTCTCGTTGCAACAAGAGATCTTACAATATAGATCTTCTCATATGGAGTATTCACATCGAGAACATCTTTCAGTGCATTATAAAGTGCAATGAATGTTTTACCAGTACCAGCACATCCATATGCAACAATATTTTGATTCAACCCATATGATTTGAAAAACTTCTCTTGATTATCAGTCAGAGGATCAATTGTCCTCATATAATCAAGATTAATTGGTTTCTTTCGTTTCATATGTTTATTACTCATTCCGAAAGGTACTGGATTTTGAGGGGAATTTCTTTTCTTAGATGGCATTTCTCTTAAACTGGTTTAACTTTTGATCCCGGTGCTTTTGATGCTTTATGAAGAACATCATTCCATCCAGGATGAGATTTTTTAAGTTTATCATAAACTTCTCCAACTTCTCCAAAGTTTGGAAATGTTGAGGGATCACTCCAATCTCTTTCCCAATCAGGATTATCAACTTTCCACTGATCCCATTCATGAACACTTATCTTAATCTCTTTTTGTTCACCAGTTTTTTTGTGAACCACAGGATATACAGGCATAACTTATTACATAATACAAAAATATTTATTCTAGTGTAATCATCGATTGATCTATACATTCTGGACAATCTTCATGTCTTTCCCATTCGAGTGCTTCAGAAATTGTTGAAATATTATTGTATATTTTTTTGATATGCCCTATAAAATGTTTTACATCCATATCCAATTTCATACTATTACATATTCTGCAGCAAGGAACACTATTCTCTTTAGTATAACCAAGAGTATTATCTACTCTATCAACACCGGTGTAATAAAAATCACCACTGGTTTTTCCTCCTCCTTTTACTCTATTCTGACATTGACTTCCACAATAAGTGCAAGGTGCTGTTACTATGTCACAAAACTCTTCTTTTGTCAAGTCAAATATATGGTTTCTTTTTTCCGCACTTTTGGAATATTGATAGTATAAGTTATTTTTTGCAGCTTCACCAGGAGGAAGTTGCCAAGTTTTGGTATATGCTCCACTATTATTTTTCCAGGTAGAAGATTTCTTTTGACAACACCCACAGGAGTATCTTCTTTTTATGTTGAAACTATACATCTCCTTTACATTATTACATAAAGAACACTTTACAACTCCTCTAGTGTGTTGCCCCGATTTAGTTGCAGGTATTACTTCCATTACAGTAAAGTTTCCTACAACATCTCCAACCTTTATAGAAGATTTCCTTCCCATGTTTATAGTGCATCCAACTACTTATATTTATACAATCCACTCATTATTAATACCTCCCAGTGCCTCTGCTGCTATAGGAAACTCTTTACAAAATATCTCCTTGCAACATTTTGCAATGTCCATATGTTCCTTCTGTGTTCCACTCTTTTCTCTCAATGAGATATAAGTTATCCAAGACCTCACAGAACCCGTCATATACATCCTGGTGGGTGTTGCAAGAGGCAGTACGAACCTTGCACATTCCTTTGCAATATCAGCATCCAACATCTCCTTATACAGTTTCATTCCTTCCTCAAAATGTTTTTGAATCTTGATCTGAAACTCTTGCTTCACAAATGGATCAATATCATCAATACTATTTTGACGATTCTTTGTATCCTGACGACGAAGAGAAGGAATAGGAATAGTATCACTCAAAAGTGAACTATCAGCATATCTCTGACTAAATTCTTGAAATGTAAAACTCCGATGCCTTAGAATCTGTGCTGCAATACCTCTTGTTGTATTGATCTCTACTGTAAGAAAAGCCTGTTCAAAGATACTCCAGTGTTTATGCTTAATACAATACTTTAAAAGTTTTGCATAGTTTGGATTATCTTGATTATTTGGATTTGATACCCGAGCACAATATGCCATATGCTGTTCTGCATCGGGTGTAACACTAATCAGTTTAACTTCATTCATACGAACCAACTTCCTTGTAGTGACTTATGAGAACTCTTCCAAGATTTATATAGATTCTTAACTTCTTTATATGAATCTTCTACACTCATTTTTCCTCCAATAACCATCGAAGAAATATACTGTAAATGTGTAGCAAAATTATTTAAGTTATTTGTTTGTGCAATATCCAGAAATGATTTATCAGAATCTGGATTTAATGGAGGAGTTGGATATAAAAACTCTTCCTTGACTTGTTGTGATTTAGATGTAGTCATTAGTCGTCATCATCCTCAAAGATTTCATCATAGTCATCAATCTCTCCAATATGTGGAGATGTATTATTGTAATTATATGCAGAAGCATCAGCATATACTTCTGCCTTCAGTCCTTCTACAAGAAGTTCTAGATTTTTTACTAGAAGCTTCAACCGGTCTTTATTCATACTTAGTATCCTTATCATCCGGGACAAAGCTATTTTAGACAAAAAAAGAAGGGTTGTCAAGACCCTTCTACATTCAACATTTTTTCAAACCAATCTCTTAAATGAATAAGATAGCAAGACCAATATTTACACCCTCGATATGTTAATTGATAACATGCAGGTGGTCTATTGTCCTTGTCCATGTCATCATCATGATAGACATAGTTATTCATTTAATTACTTTTTGATTTTACACTGACCAATTTGACAAAGAGCAGCTTGATGCTTTCTATCCTCTTTTTGTTTTTGTTCTTTGATCATTTGAAGAACATTGAGTTTCTGCATCACTTGTGCCCCTCTTTTACAAAACGAACTCCGCGATATGCTTCGTTGTATTGTTGAGGTTGCTGCTGTGCTTGTGCCTGTTGCTGGCGACGAACGTCGGTGTCATAAGAAACACCACGATAAACGACTTTAGACATAATTGCCTCCTAAAGAAATGAAAATTAACCTTTAACCCATAAGGGTGATCCGTTTCCCGTTCCTTTAGTCGTTTGCGTCCATGTCACACTTCTTTTCAGTAACTTGCTTTAACTCCCAAATCAAATCATTTCTTATCTGAGGAGATAATTGTGGATGATTTTGGATTCTAGAAACAAGTAGTTGTGTTTGTAGACAAGTTAATAAAAGTGTTTCCATAGATGAACGATCCGTTCCGCGACTTACTTGCGTCGGATTTCTCCGATGAACGTAAGGTCATTATAGACCCAATATACTATCTATGCAAATGTCTTTGTAATTTATGATACAATTTATCGTTCAACACAAGAAAGTGTATGATTTGTTGCATAAAGTTGGCAAATAATCATATCACATCCTATTTTGGGAATAGCATTACCGCAGGTATATAAATCTACAGCAGCTCTTCCATGCTCAGGCCAAGTATGAATACTGATATGACTTTCTGACAATAAAGAAACCACAGTGACTCCCTGTGGTTCAAACTTTTTTGATACTGTTTGTATAACCTCTGCACCACTTGCTACAGCAGCATTTTCCAATAAATCAATAAGATATTCTTCATCATTCAGCAAAACGAATGAACATCCATATAGGTTTAGAAAACAATGTGTTCCCATTATTCAATTGCTTCAGAATCAATTCCATACTCATTGATGAGTTTGTCTATCTTAGTTTCCTTTCCAGACAATCTTTCTATTTCAAAAATAGAAGATTTTTGGTATTTTTTAAGATTTTTATATTGCTTAATGAGTTTATCTACTTCTTTATTTTTAATATAAAGCCTAAATTCTTTATCCTCTGCTGATGTAGCAAATCCTTTAAAACCTTTACTCATCTTTTTTTCTTTTTCTCTGGCGGTTTATATCCCCACATTTTGGGGTTTACTGTTCCATATCCAAAATCAATACTTTGAAGTGCTCCAGGTCCATACTTATCATAATACATATCAAATAAATTTACAACTTTTCTACATCTAGTTAGATCAATGTAAGTTTTTCCTTCAAAAATATATGTAACTATTCTTGCGTCAGTAGGAAAAGATTTATCTTTTGTATCTTCTAATGTTGTTTTTTCTAAAAGAATTTCGCATCCATATTCCTTAGGTGGAATATTATTTTGAATACCATCAGATTCCACCATTTCCAAATTCTCCCCAACAACTACAGTCACGAACGTCCTCCCCATTGAATATCGGGATAGGCAGATTTTACATTCTCAAAACTTATCTTATATTTATCAGTCAATTTCTTATCTTTTGTGAGAATTACAACTTCAGCTTCTTTTGGATGAAGACCAGTCAAAAGATTAATAAACATCATTTCTCTACGAATTGTGTTTAATCCACCATTACCACCCTTTACATAGTGATATAAATTCTGATATTCTCTGCGAAGAGAAGTTTTTCCTCTACCATCTAGATCTTGACCTGTTGCAGATTCTCCTCCAGATGCTTCTCTTGATAGATTTTCTGAAAGAGTTCCTGAGTAAACTGTTTGTTCTTCAGCATTTGCATAAGGAACATCACCTTCAGGAAGAAGGCTAATTACAGATTCGTCAAAATTCCAAATAAAAATAGTTTTAAGAGAATCATGTTCATATGTCTTCAATACTTCAACTTTTTTTGCATTAGAACGTTGCTTCGATGCAAGTTCTAAAATTTCAAAAATAAAAGGGTTTAATGGAAGAGTTTCAATTGGTTTTTCAGTCCTCTTCGTCTTCGTCGTAGTCATAATCGTTTTCAAATCGTACTGCTAAAATTTCATCAGGAAGAATATTCCCATTTTCGTCAAACATCTCTGGGTGTGTATAAATTGGTTGGGTTTGATACATATGCTCTTTGGCCAACCATCCTACTACGCCACCAACAAAAAAGAACATAATCGAAACTAAAGTTCCAATTGTGAGAGTGACTGCTAACATTTTTCTTCTCCAGAGAATTTACTTTTTCTTGATATCTAAGTGAAGTTCTAGATGAAAGTTAAACTCTCTGCGGAAGAGAGATACCATTTTACCAAACTTCACTTGAAAAGTTTTGGGTTCTGGTGCCTTCCTCCTATTGCGTAGTAATAACTCAACACCTCGATTTATTTGAGGTTCATCTTTATTTAGATTGTTTTTTACGTCTTCCTGGTCTTCGATCATGTTTATATCTCCAGGCATCTTCAATAATTTTATGAAGATATTCTTTTATTTTTCTTGCTTGTGGCTTTGGAATATGTCCATATCCCTCACGAAGTTGTTTATGTTCACTGTCTTGTCCTCCAATCAAGTATTCTTCTAAATCATTTACAATCTCATTTATTGCAGAAGCAGTAGAACTTATGATAAATTCATCTACTTCTGATTGTTTTATTTTACTTGCTTTCAGGTATTCATAAAATTTTAAATTCATTTTTCCAGAGAAAGCATAATCAATTGCACTTTCAACAACTTCGTAAACTTCTTCCATTAAACTAGATTTTGTTCTCTTAGATATTGAACGGTTTCACTACATCCACCAAGATTTTCTTGATCATTTAGAACAACTTGTGGAAAAGTTGATCCATATCCAAATTGATCATAAAACTGATCTCGATCAAAGTCAACATAAAGTTTGTAGATGACATGTTCAAGATTTGCTAATTCTAGCACCTGCTGAATTTTTGTGCAATAAGGACAACCATCTTTTGAATAAACTGTAAATTTCATAACATTTCTTTGATTTTGAAAAATATTTATACTTTCAAGATTATTATACTCACCCTGAGAAAATCTGTAAAGTTGTGGCCAAGTATCACGAATAATATCGGCAAGTTTATATGGCGTTTCGGAATTTATCATGAAGCATTATTTCTTCTAGTCTTATACGAATATCTATTTACTGGTACTGGTGGTTTCATCCACTCTTCTATTTTATCAAACTTTTTCTCACAATAAAAGTTTTGCTGAACATACCACAACTTCCAATGTTCATGTCCTTTTGAATGATTACAAGATCGACAACAACACACTACATTGTCAGTAGTATCAGATCCTCCAAGTGATCGAGGAGTGACATGATCTAAAGTTAAATCTTCCTCTGATCCACAATAAGCACATTTATAATCCCAACTTTCTTTAATTTGTTTTCTCCATAGTCGTTTTGCTTCTGTTGAACTTGTTGCTTGTAGATGAAACAAGTAATCTTGAGGCGACTGGAGAGGTCCCATAAGTGCTTGCGACTTATAGATATTTAGTTTTGTGTTAAAGACAACAGAAAAAGAGTGATCCCAACTGCTAAGAGGAATGTGAGAGTTGGTAACATAAAAAAAGAGTCCTTATAGAACTCCTTATATTTATTTTTTAGAGAGCATTTCCCCTCGGAAGAACTTCTTCAGGAAATACAAACTGTTCGTGTGGTTGATCTACTGGTGCCATCCAAGCACGAAGACCTTCATTCAGAAGAATGTTCTTTGTATAGAATGTTTCAAATTCCGGATCTTCAGCAGCACGAATCTCCTGACTTACGAAATCGTATGCTCTAAGATTGAGTGCCAACCCAATAATACCAATAGAACTAGTCCACAGACCCATAACGGGAACAAAAAGCATAAAGAAATGAAGCCAACGCTTATTACTAAACGCAATACCGAAAATCTGTGACCAATAACGGTTTGCTGTAACCATTGAATAAGTTTCTTCTTCCTGTGTTGGTTCAAATGCTTTGAAGGTATTTGCTTTTTCTCCATCTTCGTAAAGAGTATTTTCTACTGTAGCACCGTGAATAGCACAGAGTAGAGCACCGCCAAGAATACCTGCTACTCCCATCATATGAAAAGGATTAAGTGTCCAGTTATGAAAACCTTGAAGGAACAACAGGAACCTGAAGATTGCTGCGACACCAAATGATGGAGCAAAGAACCAACTAGATTGTCCTAGTGGATACATCAGAAATACACTGACGAATACTGCAATAGGACCAGAGAATGCGATTGCGTTATAAGGTCGGATACCTACCAATCGGGCAATCTCAAATTGCCTCAACATAAATCCGATTAGAGCGAAAGCCCCGTGGAGTGCCACAAAACTCCAGAGTCCCCCAAGTTGGAACCACCTGACGATATCTCCCTGAGACTCAGGACCCCAAAGTAGAAGAAGAGAATGACCCATAGCATCAGCAGGCGTTGACACA